CCAGGCCCAGAGAATAAACGTGAGTGTCCTTGTGATACATGCCCTATGAACTTAGAGTGTTTGAACAACGCTACTGAATGCTCAGCAATGAGGAACTGGTGTTCTAAGGGTGACTATCAAGACAAGGATTTAATTAGACTAGTGAGGGCATGTGCATGATATTAGATAGTACAATGTGTAACTTAAATGCAATAGACCAATTAGAGATACTTAAAAGGGATTACCTTGGCATGAGGTATACAGTGACATTCGATAAGTATCACCTTGACGGAATCGCAGAGGGTCTCACGATTACAGAGTCTATGAACTTTGTGGATTGGGATGACGCTTGTGATTGGGCAGGCAAGGTAACTATGAACGTCAAAGTACCTTATGTGATACTAGAGATGCGTGGGCCGAACGGAGAAAAAGAAATGTTTTAATGCCTTGACATCGGGGTAACTCTATGGTATAATAGAGAGATACTGAGAGGGGGTAGCTAAAACTGGAAAGCCAAACCTAATCTATAAATGCAATAAAGATACAGAAAGATATTTGAAGGAGACTAAATGATTTACAAGTGGATTGCAACAATAAGTTTTTTATTTGCAGCTCTTCTTCTATCAAGTAATATTGACGAGTCTCGTATAGGGTTCGTCATTTTTCTTTATGGGCATACCATTCTTGCATTCCACTTCTGGTTTAAAGAGAGGGACTATCCTATGTTCACTAACAATGTCATGTTTCTATTCGTAGACATGTATGGAATTAAACAATGGTTCTTCTAGAGTTAATCTTATTCTTTGCATTCGTATATGCAATTCCTATAGTATTATTATTACTATGGAACAATGAACGCCCGTAGCTCATCTGGATAGAGCGTCTGTCTACGAAACAGAAGGTAATAGGTTCGAGTCCTGTCGGGCGTGCCAATTTAGGGGGGTAGCTAAAACTGAGAGATGTTTGATTGCACTACCCTAGTATATTAAATCGAAATTTTTTAGCGAATTGCCTTGACATTACTTACTTGTTATGATAGCATGTATATAGAGATTGAGAGAGGACACATATGAAAAAATTATTTAAGATAGATTATCCAGACGGAGAGATAGAGTATTGGATGGTTACACAATTTGAGTTGGTGGCAGAGGTGTTACGACTTAAAGGTTTAAATGTGAATGTGAAATGGAGAGAACACAATGGGTGATTATATGAGTGGTACGGATGCATATCAACTTGCATCAAAGAGTATGAAACATGAACTTGCAAATAAGTATGCAGAGTACTATACGAAAAAGACACGACAGATTAAACGTAATCGTCTACAGAATTCTTCTGTCGATAGTGGACGTAACAAGGTATACCAAAGTGAGTTTGCTACAGAGCGTAAGTTTCCAGACTGTCGTGAGATGATGTCTGAGAAAGAAATCACTAAGTATTACAAAAGGATAGTCAAATCAAAGACTTACCAGACACTTGCATCTGAAGGTCGAGGTCAATCGAATCCACCTCTGCGTATTATGAAACAAGTGAAGTACAACGTGCGTGTTGCGGGTCAAGCGAGTTATCGGGGAGTTGCACTTCAACCCTCATGCGGTATGAACAAGTGGGTGGTTCTTCACGAACTAGCACACACCGCTGGACATATGCACCATGATGTAGGATTCCGTCAGACTCTTGTGAAGTTAATCTCACGGTTTCTTGGAACGGAAGTTGCGAAAGAATTGAAACGTCAGTTTCGTTCTCGCAAAATTAAGATGAGTGTCTCCCAGACTATTCAGTCGCCAGGGAAGTGGTTGGAGAATTATCGAAAGATGGCTGCGATGCGGTCTAAAGTCAAAGGAGTATAGAATGGTTAGCCAAGATGATATAGATGCGTTCAAAGATGAAGCGGGTCAGGTCAGCAGCGAAAACATCAGAGAGTATTTCAATCAACTACGAGGTCATGATTGGTACTATGACTATTCAGATGACTATAGAGTATGGCAACGTGGTTCAAAGAATCGTGATATCCTAATGAATAAGAGTCACGAGAATATAGTTTATAAAAGAATGTATAATGAGTTTGCGAAATGGATGGTTTCAAAACGTGAACTACCAACTGTTGAGGAGTTTATCAATTATGATAAAGAAGTTTGAAGATATAAAATTTGTGGATACAGATATTCCTAAAGGAATACAAGCACTTATACCCTTTGGTGAGTATGAGTTATCTATCGTTTGTAATGAGATGTCTTATGGTGGTAAGAATAATGGAACACTCTATGAGATTGGTGTGTTCAAAGGTGACAAGATGGTCTCACTGCCAGGCATCACTGAAGAAGGTGATAACATCAAAGGGTTTCTAAATGAAGATGCAGTCATGGGTATTCTTAAAAAGATGACTGCAATTACCAAAGAAGACCCTGTTAACATCGTAGACACTATTCCCTACTAGACAGCATGAATGCCCCTGTGGTGGAATAGGTAGACACACAAGACTTAAAATCTTGAGAACATAGTTCGTGCGAGTTCGAGTCTCGCTGGGGGCACCATGCTTTAACAATCCCTTGTTCGTCTTATAAATAGATGCACAAGGGATTTTTATATGCAGAATACATTTTTCGCAGGGCGTGATGGTTTCGTCTGGTGGTTCGGTGTCGTAGAGGACAGGAACGACCCTAAAGCATTAGGGCGTGTTCGTTGTCGAGTATACGGATACCATACTGAAGATAAAACTAAACTTCCTACAATTGATTTACCATGGGCATACTGTGTCCAACCTGCTAACTCAGCATCATCTGGCGGAGTTGGTTCAAGTCCCACTGGGCCTATTGAAGGTACATGGGTAATTGGATTCTGGAGAGACCCAGACTTCATGCAAGAACCAATGGTATGGGGAACATTGCCTGGCATCAATAGTAGTAACGCTGCACCGAGTGTGAATCCCCACATGACTTTTCCCCAGAACAACAATTAGACCCCCCAAGTATTTCTTCCAATGTTGCGATTGCAAATGGTACAACTGTTTCTTTTGAAACGCCCAC